AGATGGCGTGATTATACACACATTAAAAGATCCGTCAATAAAATAAAGTGCGACAAAACGCCACACCCTATGTTCACGATTTGTTCTAGTTATCCAGCCAAATAAAGATAATAGGTAAGAGGTGCTGACCTATCGTGCCATGATCCGATGTTCATGGTTTGTTCTCATAGGCGACCTAGTGACCAGGTGCCTTATTTCTGACACAATTCGTTCTCGTTTTGTTCTGCAGGGGGTAGGGTATGTTGGTCGACCCCCCACCCCAAAAAATCTAGTGGCTGTGCTATATACTATTGCGTGTGAAAAAATTTTAGCAAATTTTGAACTTTTTTTCAAAAGACGTGCGGCCCCCCTAACTAAGTGGGGGAGGAAGTATCTTTAGAGAGTGAGAGAGTGTGTGTAAGATACCCATGTGATCCTCCCCCGTACAGGAGACGTGACACATTGCGTGCCACACCAACATTATATCTTAACGCCTCTTGCATTGCAACCTTTAATCCTGTATAATTATCATATGGCCAAAGATAACACAGATGCACTTAAACCGTTAACCGGCAAACAAGAACTTTTCTGTCAAGAATTCATTAAAGATCTCAATGCGGTCCAAGCGGCGGTTCGTGCCGGCTATCTACCCCAACATGCAAAAAAGAATGCTTATACTTTTTTGAGGCATGCGGGCATAGCATCACGAATATCTGAACTAAAGGCCGACTCAATGAAACGTACGAAGATTGAGGCGGATGATATATTGCGCAGGCTTATACGCATCGCTGAAAGAACAGAACAAGAAGGCGATTATAATGCTGCCATCCGTTCCCTAGAGCTTCTTGGTAAACATCAAGCTCTGTGGACAGATAAAAACATTACTGAGATTACCAATGCATTTGCTACTGGTAACAGTGATGCCGATATTCAACGGGATGTAGAACGCTTACAAAAAATAGCCGCACCCAAATTAAAAATAGTAAAGGAATAACAACATGGCAGATTCAGCAATGAGCAAAATGCAAAAAGGCAAAGAGCCTATGCTTACCTCTAAACAAAATAAATTACCAGAAGGTTTAAAGAAAAAAATAATTGAATCTAAAAAATCTGGTGCTGGTTATTCTGGTGATTAATAATTAAATTTATTTGGCTAAACAAAAACCCCCTCCCCCTAAAGAAAAGCCGACCAATCCTCTAGATGAGTTTTGGGAACAGTTGGGATGTGATCCAAAGACCGGCAAATCTAAACCAAAAGTATAGGAGTACTTATGAGACACCAAGGAAAAATGTTAACACCTGGATTAGCGAAATACGATCCATCTAAACCACTGAATGATTTCTCAAAAGAGTTAGCGTTATGGGGGCACCATGCATATGTCGTTGTCCCAAGAAGATAGAGACGCAGCCACCAGACTAGCCATACTAACTGCACGCGATGATTTGCTTGCATTTATTATGTTAATGAACCCTAGCTTTAGCGTAGGCCCGCATCACCGCGTGTTGTGCGATGAGTTAATGAAACTTGAGAAGAACGATATAGATCGTCTCATGATTTTTATTTCGCCTCGTGCTTCTAAATCTTTAATTACTTCTACATACTTTCCGGCCTGGGCTTTAGGTCGTAATCCATATTGGCAAGAAATAGCTGTGTCCCACAGTGATGACCTTGCAACTCGTTTCGGTAGATCAATTCGTGATATAATAACCTCGGTTGCATATCAAACGATCTTTCCTAAAATAAATATTCGTAAAGATAATCGCTCGGCAAACAGCTGGGCATTAGAACACAACAAGAATCAAGCTGGTTCGTTTCTCGCGGCCGGTTCTGGTTCTGGTATTGCAGGTTTTGGTGCCCATCTAGCTATAATTGATGACCCTATCTCTGAGCAAGATGCTTATTCAAAGACTCGAAGAGAACATTTGAATAACTGGTACGCCTCAGGACTACGTACAAGGCTTATGCCTGGTGGTAAAATCGTGCTAGTGATGACTAGATGGCATGAAAATGACCTGGCTGGTCACCTTTTAAAGGCTGAAGACAGCGGAGTTATGGCAGATAAGTGGTCTGTTGTCAGTATTCCTGCCCTAAATACTACAGAATCTACTAAAAAACTTAAAAAAGGTAGGCAAGATCTCATAGATCAAGGCTATTTAACCGAAGCATACCCTAAAGTTAAGCGTGGTGAGTCGTTTTGGCCTGCATCTGACCAGAAAGATGGGTTCTGTTGGACTACTGAAGAGCTTATTCGTACCAAAAACAACACCCCGCCCTTTAAATTTGATGCATTATACATGCAAGCACCCACAAATGAAGAAGGTGGCATCATTAAAGACAAATGGTGGCAGAATTGGGACAAACCTACCCCACCTGAGTGTGAATATATCATACAATCGTGGGATACTGCGTTCTCTACCCGTACTACTGCCGATTATTCTGCATGTACTACGTGGGGAATCTTTAATTCTGGCTTCGATATGCCTAATGTGGTACTATTAGGGGCAGAACGAGGTCGATGGGACTTCCCAACCTTACGTGAAAAGGTAGTTGCTAAGTTTGAAGAGCATGATCCAGATACAGTACTCATTGAGAAGAAAGCATCAGGTCAATCTCTTATTCAAGACTTACGTATGACTGGTATTCCTATCCAAGACTACCAACCTGACCGAGATAAGATAGCGCGAACGTATGCTATTACTTCATTGTTTCATAACAGCAGAATTTATGCCCCCTTCTCAAAGGCATGGGCTAAAGAAGTTATGGATGAAGCAAGAACCTTTCCAGCAGGGGCACATGATGACTACATGGATACACTAACGCAAGCATTGTTATGGATTCGTAACGGTGGCTACGTCACACACAAAGATGACACATGGCTTGACAAAGCGGAAGAAAGTATTTATAATAGAAACCGTAGAGCATACTATTAATAAGGGGACATTAAGGAAATAAAATGGCAATCGAAAAAGTTATTACTCCAGATTTGGAAACACCTTCAGTTCAAATACCAACTGATGAAGATATACAATTAGACGAAGCAGGTAACGCAGAAGTTACTTTACAAGATGATCAAGCACTAGCAGAAGCAGAAGCTATGGGTCTTATGGATGACATGGAAATGCCAATGGCAACTGAACATGATGCCAACTTAGTTGAGTTCATGGATGACAACGAGATTGCAGAATTTGCTGATGATATGTTTGAAGGTTATCAAACCGACAAAGAAGCTCGTGGAGAATATGATGAGATTGCAGAAGATGGTGTTAACTTATTAGGATTATCTTATGATGATTCTAGTCAACCCTTTCCTGGTGCATGTGGATCTACCCATCCAGTACTTGCACAATCTGTAGTTAAGTTTCAAGCTAAAGCTTTTAAAGAATTATTCCCAACTGAAGGCCCGGTGCGTACGCGTATCATGGGTGTACAGTCTGATCAAAAATTACAACAAGCCAATCGTGTTAGAGATTTTATGAATTGGCAAACTCAAGTTCAAATGCCAGAGTATGGTCCCGAGCTTGATCGCTTACTATTTCATGTAGCTTTATATGGTTCAGCATTTAAAAAAACTTATTGGGATGCAACTTCCAATAGACCTCGTACTGAATATGTTAAGGCACAAGATTTTTACGTAGACTACTATGCTTCTAATTTAGAAACTGCAGAACGTTTTACACACAAATATACATTATCAACAAATCAAATTAAAAAATTACAACTTGCTGGATTGTTTGCAAAAGATGTAGACTTTTCAGAAGACGCAGAAATATCAGAGTCAGGTGCAGTAGATGCAGCAAACGAAGCTGTTGGGTTAAGCAAGCCTGGCAATAACAATGACAGAGTAGAGATTTTAGAAATGCACGTTGAGGCAGATGTTCCAGGTTTTGAAGATGAGTCTGGTATAAATCTTCCTTATATTGTATACATGACTGCGGATCAAAAAGTTTTATCCATCAGAAGAAACTGGGATGAAGAAGATCCATTTAAGAAAAAGAAATTATATTTTACCCACTATACTATGATTCCTGGTTTAGGTTTCTATGGTTATGGTTACTTACATTTAATTGGTGGTTTAACAAAAACCGCAACTTCCTCAATGCGCCAGCTTATCGATGCT